TTCAACTCTTCGTGCGTGAAGGTCGAGTTCACATGACGCATTATCAACGAAGTGCAGACTTGCTTTTAGGTGTACCGCACAACTGGATTCAGTATTGGGCCTTGTTGCTGTACTTCGCTCGTCATTCAGAATTAGACGTGGGTTCGTTACGCTGGATTTTTGGTGATGCCCACATTTATCAGGAACCTTCTCATGAAGAAACTGTTAAAGAACTACTGAGCTATGACGCGCAACCAGAGGTTGACAACAGCTTTAACTTATGCTACAATCCATCTGTAGAAATCCAGGTGGTTCCAGAGTTTAAAGCCAGCGATTTTGTGATGGACGGCGTTATTCCAGAACCACGCGTATTGATTAGGCCGAAGTTATTGTAGGAGTTAAACGGTGTGTGAACTTCATCTCTACTCTCAAGATCAAGAGCATGATGAATCTTATCTCATGGGTGATCGTGAAGCCTTGCTGCGGTTGCGATCTATGATCGATGCGGCCCTTATTGAAGAGAATTGTCAAGCGAAAGGCGAGTTCTTCGTGAACGATGGTGAAGGCTATCATCTGTATATTAAAGTAATGCCTTCTGAATGGATGGATAAGATACAACTACCGTATGCTGATCTTGATGTTATTGACCAACTGACCAAGTTCCATCCTTCTGCGATGTTCACTGGCGACTTTCAGCCTGATGGTGGAGAGCTTTGTACTATTGAGCGTATTGATTAACCATGCAGACCTACCGCTATCGCTTGATCGCTGACATCGAAGTGGATGCGCCGAACATCATGGCGGCTGATAAGGCGGTGCGTCATCGAATCCATCACGATATTCCTGGTATTCGCGGATTCGGTTCCTACGTGGGCGGAGTTCGCTTGCCGAGTCAACGGTCTGATGAGCCGGTATGTCCTGTTGAAGTCAGAGTTCATTACGGAACGATTGAACGCTCGTGATGACTACAGATAATCTATTGATTTACATTCATTTGTTAGCTATAATGCGCTAACTCTTGTGTGGTTAAGACACAAGAGCTAACGACTTTCCCTCCCAACCAACACGAGTGATTGAGATGAACGAGATGAATAGTAAACTTATACCTGTATTCGAGTCAACCATCAATGAAGAGTCCGTGCAGACCGTCAATGCGCGAGAGCTTCATGCGTTCCTTGAAAGTAAGCAAGACTTTTCAACGTGGATTAAGGCGAGAATAAAGCAGTTTGAGTTTACAGAAAACAGTGATTATGTAGTGATCGCTATGGCTCCACAAAAAAATGGAGCTTTAGAATCAACTACTTACGCACAGGAAAGGATTGAATACCACGTTAGCCTGGATATGGCTAAAGAATTAGCGATGGTGGAGCGCAATGCGAAGGGCAAGGAAGCACGTCAATACTTCATCAGTATTGAGAAAGCTTATAAATTGCAGCACATTTCATTGACTCCTGCTGAGTTGATTCTTCGTCAAGCACAGATGTTGGTGAATCAAGAACGTCGCTTGGCGAAAATGGATGATCGTGTTAAACGCATTGAGTGTAAGCAACAAGCCTTTGAAGACGGTATCCGCTATTTTACAGTTATTGGTTATGTGGGCTACAAAGGATTGCCTGCGGTGAACATGACGCAAGCGCAGAAGATTGGAAAGATTGCCAAGAAGTTGTCCAACGAACGGAGTATTTCAGTGGATCGAGTGAAGGATCAGCGGCACGGTTATGTGGGTTCTTACCACGAAACGGTGTTGGATGATGCCTACGCGACTCTATTGGAGACTTTTGATTAAAATAACGACCGAGAGTTTAATCATATATTCTTGGTAAGGAAATACCATGAGCGAAGTCATCCACAGTTCACCGACAGACATTCTCAAGTTCAAACCACAACGAAGACTTCTACAGTCTGAAATTGCTGTAGATAGGATGCTCTCGTTTTTGACAACAATTCCTGATCCTGATGAACTTCTGCAGAAGGCTGGAATTAAAAGGCATCAACTTCGTCAACTTGAGTTGGACGACGAGGTAGCGCAGGCGATTGATACTCGTCGAGAAGCTGTCGTTGCAACACCGTGGAGGCTTGAGCCTAACCAGACTCGTGTTGGGAAACTACTAACCAATATTATTGAGCCTCACATTGAAGACTTGAAGCGTGGAACTTTGGACGGGCGCTTTTATGGTTATTCAGTCATGGAGATTATTTACAAACAGGATGTAAGGGCGATTGGAGTAGATCGACTTGCGTTAAAACCAATGGAATGGTTCCAACCCATGAGAGATGGATCGCTCAAGTTCTTTCCAAATGACGGGAGTGGAGGTACTGAAGGTATCGAGTGTGATCCAATCAAGTTTCTCTTGAGTCGCTGCAATGCTTCATATCGTAACCCCTTCGGTGAGGCATTATTGAGTCGTCTATGGTTTCCGGTGACTTGGAGACGAGAGGGTTGGGGTCTGTGGTTGGGATTCCTCGAAACCTTTGGGGAACCGATTATTCTCGGACAGGTTCGCAACTACAAAGACTTCGTGGAAGCGATGAAGGAACAAGGTGTTCGTTCAACCGTCGCTTGGGAATCCATTGATGGTGAAGACAAGGTACAGCCGATTACCGCCAGTACGCCGGGTGAATTTGATCGTTTAGAGGCTGCCATTCTTCGTCGCATCCAGAAGCTGATCCTGGGTCAAACATTGACCAGTGATGTCGGCTCGAATGGGAGTTATGCCGTCGCCGCGATTCACAACGAAGTCCGCAATGACAAGCGCCGGGCTGATATGCGCATGGTGCAGCGCACCGGCCAGCAACTCGTGAACAATCTGGCGATGATCAATGGGCTGGAACCGCCGAAGTTTATCATGGCCGATGACAGTGGCTTGGAGATGAGCCGAGCGCAGCGCGATTCCGTACTGATGCCCGTACTGGCTGCGAGCGGTTTCAAACTCAGTCGCAACTACTTCGAAACCAAGTTCGATTACGACAACGACGACATCGAGGACAAGGAAGCGGAGCAACCTGTCAATGACTCTATGAAGGACAAGACGATGCCTGAGAAGGATGAGTTGGACGATGAAGGAACGTTGAAAGAGCCGACGCGAGGCCGCAGTGTGAGCGATGGAGAATAACCATGTTCAACTTTGAAGTGAATTACACCGGCAACGACAAGGTTCAGAAAGCGTTTGATGGAGCATTCAAAGCGTTCAGTCGTGATTTTCAGCGCGTGATTCTCGCTCGAATTGGTCACGAGTATATTGCAGATACCGAGAGGCGTTTCGAGAAGCAACACGATGTGGATCGTAAACCGTGGGCCAAGCTCAGTAAGACCACGGTACGGCTCAAGAAGAAGGGTGACGGTCGCCGTGGCCCCGGCATCATGGGAGCCTCTCATCGTGGCGTTTGGACAGGTGACTTAGCATCTTCGTTGAAGATGCGCTTCGATGGTAATTCGGTAGTGATCGGTACGGATATTGAGTATGCAAAGCCCTTTCATTATGGAGTCAAGAAGTTAAACAAGATTGGCTCGAAAGCGACTACTCCATGGGGGCCGATTCCACCTCGGCGATTCTTAGGTCGCAACAATCGCATCGACAAGAAAGTGATCGGTATCGTGCGGGATGAGTTAGCGAAGAAGATTGGATTGACTGGCGAGATTGGACGCGATTACCTATGAACGACACGATTCAAGTGATGGCTCCACACTTCAACGCCACGCTCACCTTCAAGAAAGGCAAAGTCGAGAGCGCCTCGCCAGCCTTGATGTGGCTGATGGGTCGCAGTGAAGCCGACGTGAAGCGGATTCTCAATCAAAGAGGTTGGACGTGGACGCTCCAGACTTCATAGAGAACATCTCTCGTGATCCGGTGTTATCCATCGCTGAAGAGTATGGGCGCATCACGATCAACGATGTGTGGTATGTCTACGAACGTGAAACTGACCGTTTAATCCGTTGCACGAACTTCTTACCGTCGCAAGCGGTTCTGTTCGAGATGAATCAAGATGAGTAGCAACTTCGAAGCATTTGTCGATTTCACGAAACGCCATTTCCAGACCGATCAGCCGACCATTGATCGCTTCGCTCGAGAGTTTCGTCAAGAGTTCGGAGGGGAGTTCATTTATATTAACAAAGGCTCTCAACGCAACCGAGAGATCAAGGACAGCTACAACGGGCGGAACGTGGCGGAGTTGGCGAGGAATTATGGCCTGAGTGAGCGTCGGATCAGGGAGATTGTTTCTGAATAAATTAACGACCGAGTGTTGACAGGATCGACATTCGGTTGTATGATGCGCTTGTTGGATCGGCATATCCAGCAAACCACCAGTGACTAGCCCGATATTTTGCGGGTGTGTGTAGTGAAAGCAAGGTTATCTGGTGACTTGCTGATCTGCCCATGCCAGGGCCACACCCGCAAAGCATCGGGTTTTTGTTTGCACAAAACAAAATCGAGCTTTCCTTGGTGAACCCTGAGCCATCCTACTGTGATTCGGCCAGACCGCATGACGCCGCCGTAACCGAGTCGAGAGTGCTACGGGAGTCCCACTAAGCACAAGCGAGATGAGTGACAGATGCGTAGTTTCGATGATGTTGACTGGATGTACGTTGGGGAAACCCTCGCAGGTTCTGGTCATCGAGATGAAGCCTGGAGAACCGGGATCGCATGGGGGCCGACCAAGGACAAGGAGGACAGGATAAGGCATAACCTGGTTCAGCGTACATCAACCGCGTTGCCGACGAACTCAGCGTGATGTTGAAGGAGTACGACTTCACTAAGGCTAGTGATTTCTTAATCATTGGCCTTGGTGAGTCATTGCCCCATTCCCGGAAACCTCAGAATCTAGCGTGATCTACAGTGAACAAATCATACTCTAACAAGATAGCAAACATGATAGGCAAAGTGTTTGGAAGGTTGACTATCAAAGGAATGGCCGAACGATCAGAATGGAGAAACAAGAACTCACACTGGATTGTCGAATGTGAATGTCGATCAGTCTACAAATAGCTGTTGACAGTAGATAGATAGTTTGCTATAATAGTTCTATCAAACAAAGAGGTTAAACGAATGACATTCAACAGCGAAATGGCAGCCGCTCTCCTCTCCGGCTTCATCGGTATCTATCTGGACTTCTCGCAAGACGCAATCCTCGGAGCTATCGTTTGTACCTTGCTCGTGATGGAGTTGATTCCTTGGATTCATCGACTGGTTGTGGATGAATGAAGTATCTCGATAACGATCATCTTTTTTGCTACAACGATCCACTGCAACAAGAGTTGCAGTTAGCGTTGGTGGATGAAGATGTGGAGTTTGGTCAATGGAATCCCTTATTGAATCGCTTGATTGAACAGTCCTTCAACGAGCGTGATTTGGAATTAATGCTCGATAGCGCCGGTTGCATCGATCATCCTGCTTGAAATAACTACTGAATGTGGTAGACTCTACATTCAGTCAATAAGGAAACGTATGATTCAGATTACTCAACCGATTGTCGGCTATTCCGTGGTCGATTCAGTATCAGAGAAGGTTGATGTTAAACCGATTCCTGCACTCATTGAACGCACAGAAGCGCTCTCCGGTTCCACCTACAAGATCAAGACCCCGCTTTCCGAACATGCTTTGTATATCACCATCAACAACATTGAAGTGGATGGACAACTGAGACCCTTCGAGTTGTTTATTAACTCGAAGTCGATGGAGCACTTTCAATGGATTGTCGCCTTCACCCGGATTGTGAGTGCGATCTTTCGGCATGGCGGTGAAGTGAACTTCTTGATTGAAGAGCTGAGAAGTGTGTTCGATCAACGAGGAGGCTTCTTCTCTAAAGGCAAGTATGTACCTTCGTTGGTGGCACAGATAGGTGATGTTCTCGAACAACACTTGGTCAACATCGGTGCGTATGTGAGGGATAACTCGTTGCAAGTGGTGGCGGTCGCTATGATCGAAGAGAAAGCGAAGGTGAAGGCTTCTCAATCCGAACTCTTGTTGTGCGCGAACTGTAACGAGTTAGCCGTCGTGATGATGGATGGTTGTCTGACCTGTACGAACTGCGGTTCGAGTAAGTGCGGATGAAAGTTCTCGTCGCTTGTGAATTCAGTGGAACGGTTCGTGATGCCTTTATTAAGAAAGGTCACGATGCAATCTCCTGTGATTTACTGCAAACAGAACAGCCGGGGCCACACTATCAAGGAAATGTCTTCGATATTATCAACGATGGATTTGACTTGATGGTGGCCCATCCACCCTGCACTCATTTAGCGGTGAGTGGGGCCAGACACTTCAAAGAGAAGATCGCAGATGGGCGTCAACAATCGGCATTGGAGTTTGTTCGTGCCTTGATGACTGCCAAGATTGAGCGTATTTGTATCGAGAATCCGGTTTCGATTATCAGTAGTCGGCTTCGCAAGCCTGATCAAGTTCTGCAACCTTGGATGTTTGGTCATGGAGAAACGAAGGCGACTTGTTTGTGGCTCAAGAATCTTCCTCTACTGAAACCCACCAATATTGTTGAAGGTCGAGAAGCACGTATTCATCAATTACCTCCATCACCTGATCGATGGAAGCTAAGAAGTAAAACTTATGATGGTATTGGTAAAGCGATGGCTGATCAATGGTCTCAACCTTCATTTATACAGTCCAGTTTGTTTTGAACACGGCGATGCTTGGAGATTGTATGAAAGCTTCTGATTTATCAGAGAACCTTTTGAGTATTTTGAGGCACCTCTATCACTATGGCGAAATGCCTGCCAAACGACTCAGCGAAGCCTTGGAGATTAAACGAACCACCTTGCGGAATTCGTTGAAACGCATGGAAGTATTTGGATTAATTGATGTGGTTGAAGGTGAGAAAACCAATCGACCGACCTATCTATTGACCGACGAAGGTAAGTTGCTCATTCAGCGCCACTTGAAAGCGAAGCGTTCCGAAGAGACGAGCAATACCATACAACCCACGAATGTCGAGATTCACTCGAAGATCAGCGATTCCATTAAGCAGCGACCGGATATTGTTTCGTGGTTACGCGGCATGGCCGAAGCGTGTAATCGCATGGCCGATGAGATGGCGGCTCCATGAGAGTGTTGCTCTGGTTGTTGGGTTTGGTGATGGGAGTTAATCTAGGCTTTGCAATCGGCGCTTGGGTGCTGTGTGATCCTCCCGCGTCCCTTGTTGGTTCCGCCAAGTATGCTCTCTCGCGTTCATCTGGCCCGGTTCCTCCGCATGAAGTCGATGGAACCCAGAAGCTCTTTCGGATCGAATGTATCAGCGAATCCGTGAAGGATTGTCCACCCGCGACTTCGATCCCAGAACCCGGTACATTGGGTTTGATCGGGATCGGATTAGTGGGTTTCTGGTTAAGGAGATTGCGTTGAAGCACCTTGTGCCGTGTTCCTTCTGCGGTCAATCTGCCGAAGCCGATTGGACGTTGTTGGATGATGAGACGACTTGGCAATCGTATTGGATCGCTTGCACGAACGATAGTTGCGATACGATGCTCTCGATGGAAGTACCGAGCGTGAAAGACAAACACCATCGTAAGCTGATTGAACAATCCTTACACGTCACTTGGAACCATCTCAATGAATCCTGAACACTGTTGGGATTGTATTCATCATCAACGCACATTGGTCAGTACCAGCATGGATCGACCATTGTTTTATACCTCGATCTGTGCGAAGGGCTTTGAGAAACTCAATCCCGAGTTGTGTTTATCCTTTCATCACTTCGATTTACCGTCCCTGTCTCTTATAC